GAGCATTGTTAGCAGTATTTCTTAGCTGCATAATACTTGATGTAGTATTAGCAAAAAATTGGCTTGCAAAATTAGTAGATGGTGCAGATGAACCAGAATTATTACTTGATATTGCTTGAAGAACACTATTTATATCAGCACGAACGTTTGCTCCTGTTGAGTTATCTATTTCATAATCGTGTTGTGCCATTTCCTAATCCAAAATTTTATTTAAGTATATCCTAAACCACTATTAACTACCACGCCCAAAACCTGTTGCTGCATATTTAAAGTTTCTGTTTACATTACTAGATCCATTTTTTATATCTATATCAAAACCTGTGCCAGTTATGTTTGACAACGTAAAGAAATCGCCACTAATAGCATTTTCTATTGTTATGCCAATCGAGGGTAAAACACTATCTGCTACAACACTAGTTCCAGATTGACCTGTAAAGAAACTATCTGTAAAAGTAACTGATTTTGTAGAGGTACCGCTTGAAATAAAACCACCGCTTGAAGCGGCTGCATTACCAAGACTCGTTTCTGTTCTGCTATCTAATTCTGCAAAATATCCTAGTTGGTCTATTTCAATTGATTGTGCGGGGTCAGTTGATAACAAATCACATTTAAATTTAAAACCTCTTCCAATATAAGTACCATTCACAAACTTTTGATAGGGTTCAAACTCTGCTGAGTAGTTACAATTTCCACTTGTATTCAAAGAGGTTGCAGAATTTACAATAAAAGTATTTGCATCAGGAACAGAAACAATTAAGTAATCGCCATCAACACCAGTGCCAGAAGTGAAATCAAGAGTTACAAGACTTCCAACAGAATAACCATGTGATGTTTTTGTAATCGTAATTGTTGTACCTGCACCGCCAGAACCATCATTAATTGTATATGTGGCCGATACTGATAAATCAGGATCAGAGTCAGTTGTGGCGACAGATAGGGTAGCGTTCACATTAAATGCCGTTGCTCCATCGAAATCTGTCCATGTATCGACATTTGCAGTCCTTTTATCAATCAAATCATTAGGTAAGAAACCTTGAGTAACAAAATGCCTCCGAAGTTTTAAAGGTTGTTTTCCTCCAAGATCCAAAGTTGATTTGAAGAAATATTGTCCACCTGTTAAAAAGTCAACATTACCAAGAAAATCAAAATCTGCTATAGCATCAAAATCTGTAACATCATCGAGCAAGGTTGTTGATCCCAAAACCAGACCATTTACTTCATCAGAGAAAAAGCAATCATTTCTAACACCTTGAAAAGGTGGGCTATCTAAATCTTCCCTATCTTCTAAAATTGTTAGTTTTGGAAATAGATCAGGTTTAGTATTTATATTTTTTATTGATGCGGCATTTGCACTAAGTCGGCCACCATCATCTTTAAAGGCAAGAAGATAAGTTCCGTTTACAATATTAGGTACAATCGACTCGCTGATATTACCAGAAAGTTCTGGAATCACATCAACAGCATTTGTAAAAGTTGCATCTGTTGTGAGGTTTGAGCTACGAATGACCACGTTTCCACCATGCACCACATCAACAGAAGTTGATTTATCAAAACGTAGTCGTACAAACTGATCTGATAATGGTTCTATTTGCACATTCTGCACATCATCTGGCAAAGCCGTCTTACCAACAGTTGTAAATGTCGTTGTTGCTGGATTTGTGCTTGGCTTACCTAAAGCATTATAACTAAAAACTCTTACTTCATAAGTACCTTCTAGAGTTTCAAAAATTGTAAAATCTGATCTTGTAATGCGTTCTGATATAAAATTTTCATTTTGGAATCTATATTGAACCATATATTCAGTAACACCATTTACAGGCTGCCATTGTATAAATAATTTACTAACAGCCCTATTATTCAAAACAACAATCTGTTCTGTTCCCTGCAAACTGCTTGGTGGGTCCTTCAGTGCTGTAAGAGTTGTAATTGATCTTGCTGGCAATGCTGTGCCATCTTCTACAAATGCATATTTATTTGGATCATGTACGACAGCAACGATTTGGTAATTTAGTAATTCTTGCTCTGTAACAGATACAACTCTAAATGTTTGAAGTTCAACAGATGTATTTTCTATGACCCAAACGCTGTTTGTTTGTGGAACTGAACTAAAGGCAGAATCAACAGTTATGGTTGCACCTGTAATATCATTAATTGTTTTAGTTTCCAAACTGCCATCAGATAAAATTACAGATAATGTTGCTGAATCTGAAGATGTTAAATCTGTATTGTTTTGATCGTCAACTATAATTTGCGTTGTAGAAACTCCTGTTTTGACACGCCCTCCTCTTCTTACCCCTGCCCTCATAGGATCTGCAATATTGATTACAGTTCCAACCCTGACTATTGTTCCGCTTTCTAGTGATGCTGTGAATGTAACTGTTTCCGCTTCGTTGTTTTGTGTATATAAAAACCAGCGTCCAAGCCTTGCCGCTTGACCTCTTGATGTACAGGCAAAACCACTTAAGTTCTTTGTCACTATGCCATATTTTGCCTGTAAAGCTGTATCTTCCACAGTCTCATAATCTACCTCTTGAGTCTCATTGTCAAAGTAAGAAACATTTACAACAGTGTATTTAGTGTCTTTACTTGCACTTGAATAAGAAAAACCAGCCTCAGAAACATTACTTAAATTGTAGATATAGCTTGCATCTGTAGGTTTATCACAACTTATATTTACTGCTCCTGCTGAATAGAAAGGCATTGCCCTCATTACAGCAGCAAGATTATTAATGGTATCGTACGCAGCCCTTTGTGAATTTAAAACAACATTACAAGAAAATCTGGCTTCAGTACCACCAGCCCCATCATCTACTTGCTCGCTTGCATATTGACTAGCAGAGAAAAAGCTAAAAACATCTAATGATGATTCCGCAATATGATCTCCAAAACCTTTTGAAGTTGTCAATAAGTCATATAATATCCAAGCGGGATCATTAGACCATTCTTTATCTGTTTTAAAAGTACCGTTAAATGTACCACTATAACTAATAGAACCATCAGCCCTAACTGTTCCATTATGAGGTATTTTTATTTTTGTTCCTCTTATCCTATACATTCTTTGAGGCTGGTTTGGAAAGGTTTCAGCATCGAAACGTAAAGCTACATGAGCAAAATTTGCATAGGCTCTTGATTCATTAATTATTTCTGTAAAAGCTGACCATTGAAAACTATTTTGCAGCGTAGTTTCTGTGCTGTCTGCTGTAGTTCTGTTTACTCTGATAGTGACAGGAAAACTAGTTCCTGATGGTAAATTTATTTTATAATCTCTAAAATATGTACTCGCAGTTCTTCCTTTTACAGTGTCGGTTATAACAGTCTTTGTTGTGCCATCATTTTCTATTGTTTGTATTGTAAGAGCAACTTCAGCACCATTTATATCACCATTATCCTCAAACTTTTGAAGCGTAGGAAACCCAAGAGTAACTCTCACTGCATCAATGCTTGTATCTGTTATCTGCCTTGAAACTGGTGTTGATTGTGTTACTGCTACACCTACGCTGGTTTCTGATTCTGTCTGTGATATACCAGCAATCGCTGTTTGATCTGAAGTTCCAAATCTAGGCTCAAAAGTGATATTACGAAAATTAAAATCTTCATCATTTGGACTTGTTCCAGCCGCTTGTTGCAAAACTTGAGTTCCGTTAAGAAAAACGTCTTTTAATGCTGAAATATTGTATTCAGTGGAACCCTTGCTACCTGTAGCACTTGGAAACCCTTCCAGTTCTCCGCTTCCTAGCAACTCAATTAACGTTTGAAATTGCTTTGATTGAAGTGCATTCTTAGGCAAATCTGGTCTTGGAATACCAAATAAGTCAGTGATTGCGCCAAAACTTCCAGATGCTGAACCCATTATGTTGTTCCCTCCGCTTGCACAGTATCAATACCAGAACTGATTACAACTGAACCTGTAAAAACTTCTCCATAAATTATAGGCACTGGAACACCAGCCCTCGCTACGTTTTGAATCGACCCAAAACCAAAAGATTGAAATGTAGGATCATTCTGTGAAAAGCTATCGGCCATAACATTACTTGGGATGTCTTGTTTAGGCATTAAAAGATTTGTAGCTTCGTTTATTAACATATTTGTACCAATAGCAGTTAATCCACTTGCAATGACTCCTCCT